TCACTCCATGATCGCATCAAGGACGACCTATCGGCGGCCATCGATGCCGCCCTATCAGCGGGGGTCAGAGGGGGGTTTGACGTTCTGGCGCACTACGGCCGCACCCAGTCCGGCGGCAACATCTCGCTGATGGGCCAGGTCATGTCCCGACTGCTGGCGATGAGGATGCTCAGCAGCCACCCAGGTCTCCTTCTGTGCAGTGCCGATGACTTCGATAGTGAGCTATCGAAGCGTGGCAGTGAGTACGCCAGCGAGCTTCGTGCCTCGGGCGCCCTCGACAACATGCCCCCCGAGCACAACAAACTGGAGAACCTGCTCGACACGGTGGTTGAGATACTGGACGAGGACCCCCGCCACAAGGTCGTGGTGTTCAGCTACTTCAAGCCGATGCTACGCATGATCGGTCAGGAGTTGCGCAAGCTCAAGGTCCCCTACGTCACCATCACCGGGGACGTGGCAGGCAAGGACCGTGACGACCGCATCGTCAGGTTCAACACCGACCCCGGCCTGCGCATGTTCCTGTCCTCCGACGCCGGGGCCTACGGTGTGGATCTCAACCAGGGTTCACACCTGATCTGCTACGACCTGCCGTGGTCGGCTGGTGCCCTGGCTCAACGCATCAGCCGTATCGACCGCACCAACTCGGCCTTCGACCAGATCAACATCGGCTACATGTATGGGCTGAACACCATCGAGGAGCGTATGTTCCGCATGCTCCAGCAGAAGCGCAAGGTGGCCAAGGCCTTCCTCGACGGTGAGTTCGACTCCAAGTCAGGGCGTATCACACTCGACTTGCAGTCGCTGCGTGAGTTCCTCGACAGCTAGGCCCGGCGCAGCAGGATCAGGACCAGCAGAATGATGAGGATGAGGACGAGGACGCCGCCACCGATGTAGAGACCGTCTGCCAAGAGTGCTGCAAGCATCGGCTCACAGTAACGCAGAAGGCCCCCCCGAAGGGAGGCCTTCTACGGACTCAACACGCCCTTGTGAGGCGGCTGCCAGTGTAGGACACTGAGAGGGTCCCCTGGGTAGGCGATGCCACTACGACCACGTTGGTGGGGAGGCTAACTCACCAGCCAGGGGCCTTGGTAGGTCGGTCGGATAGGGGTAGCCCGGCTAGCGCCAGGGCATCGCCCGATCGACCGGCCGAGAAGTCAACGGTCCGCAGACCGCAAACTGTTTGTGAGATATGGCGAGTGGAATGCCATGTGGTGGGGGTGTCCTTCTGTCGTCGTCCTGAGAAGAGCCTCGGGAGTCGAACCCGCAGGGGCCGAAGCCCCTCCACCCAACCGTGCGGCTCTCAGTCAAAGGTACCGAGTCGTTGCTAGGAACACAAGGGGGTTTCGGAGAACCCACCCAGGCTGACCGCCTGGCCACAGCCGGTCATTCGGTCGAGTGGTTCCGGTCCCCCGAGAGGTTCCGGGCCTGTTCGCCTTAGTGCGGGGATAAGTGACCTTTCCCTGCGCCTGGGTGAGTTCTAGCCCGCTTCGCAGCGACCATGGCAGTGTGCATCAGAGGACCACTGCTGAGCGAGCGGGCCTACTGTAGCAGGCAGATGTGGGGACGTGTGCTAGAGTGTGCTGCATGCCCGCCAAGCGAACCATCAAGCGCAAGACGAGGGTCGATATCGATCCCACCGTGCAGGAGTACCTGCTCAACCGGTCCATGCGGGAGAAGTCAGCCCACATCGAGGACGCCCTCAAGAAGACGTTGATGGAGACGCTGGCCGACAACGGGGAGTTGCTGGAAGGTGGGCACCGGCAACTGGACCTGGAGACGCCGATGCCCTTCACGTCCTACAAGGACGGTAAGCCCAAGGCCAAGACGATCACCGGCATCGAGCGCAAGCGCCGGGGCAGCCAGTCCCTCAACGAAGAGCGCACCCTGGCCCTGCTCAAACAGCGGGATCTGGTGAGCCAGTGCACCGAGGTCGTGGTGGTGCTCAACGAAGACGCAGTGCTCGCCGCCAACTTCTCTGGCGAGATCAGCGACGAGGAACTCAAAGCCCTCTACGACGAGTCCGAGACCTTCGCCTTCTACCTGGTGGAGGGTGAAGCGTGAGGGCCGCCAACCACCAGTCCAGCTACCGCAGCAGCGACTCACCGGGAGGCATCAAGGCCGACTACGCCCAGATCCAGTTCCGCCTGCGCACCCAGCTTCGGGAGCGCATCTACGCCGAAGCCCGCCGTCGAGCCGTCTCGGCCAGTCTGCTCATCGAGCGAGCCGTCGAGGATCACCTCGACCGCTGGGAGAAGCAGAAGCTCTGATATCTCACTATCAGGAAGACATCACAGGAGAACCATGAAGGACACACTCACCCACATCAGCATCGTCATGGACCGCTCGGGGTCCATGGCTTCCGTCGCCAAGGAAGCCGAGAACGCCATCAACCACTTCATCGTGGACCAGAAGAACCAGCCCGGCGAGTGCACCTTGTTCTTCATCGACTTCGACACCGAGGCGCCGCACCGGGTGGTCTACGACGGCGCCATCCAGGACGCCTCCGAGTACATGCTCGACCCCAGGGGGATGACGCCGCTGCTCGACGCCATCGGCTGGACCATCATCCAGACCGGCAAGCGCCTCGACGCCATGCCCGAGGCCGATCGTCCCGCCAAGGTGATCTTCGTCATCCAGACGGACGGCTTGGAGAACGCCAGCCGGGAGTTCACCTGGGAGGGTGTGCGGGACTTGATCAAGGAGCAGACCGACACCTACGCCTGGCAGTTCATCTTCCTCGGCATGGGCCTCGACACCTTCAAGCAGGGCGACGCTCTCGGCATCCAGAACACGGTCTCGACCGTCGCCAACAACGCCGCCACTCACGACAGCACCTACTCGGTGCTCTCGGCCAACACCACGGCCTACCGCAGCGGTGCCGCTCAGACCATGGGCGGCATGCGGGGCATGCACGTCAATGCCATGGGCAAGGTCTACGACAACGACGGCAACGAGATCGACCCGCAGACCGGCAAGATCAAGGCGCAGTCCACTACTTGATTCCCTCCTGCTAGCAACTACACTGGCGGTGTGCAAGGTCCACAGCGCTCTCCCTATCCCAAGTCGGATGATGAGGTTCAGGGATCTCGTTGGGAGCTTGCACACCGTCTGTACGGCGCCGGAGATACGCACGCTCTGTTCAAGGGTGCGCCGAAGACCATGGCTCCGTGGCCGTCAGCCGGTAGGACCAAGGACAACCCACGTGGGTACGACCAGGGTCGGGTGGACGCTGCATTACGCAACCCCTCCGAGCACATGCGAGACCTGGACCCACGCAACCTCCACGCCTCCCAGCCATGGGTGACGCAGGAGGGGACCAGCTACTACATGGGCGACACCTATCGCAAGACAGGCCAGACGTTTAGGAACATGGACCAACCGGGGAACCGTTTCCCCGTGGTGTACACCGATACCCAGGGCCGGAATCAGATCATCTCTGGGCATCACCGAGCAACCGCTGACCTCCTCAACGGGAGACAGCTTCGTGCAATCCACATCGAGGAATAACACAACATGCAGTTCAAGTGGATCACCCCGTCTCTGGCGGTGGTGATGGATGACGACTGGCCGATGATGTTCACGGCTGATGAGGTGTCACAGGCGGTGGACTGGATCGAGCTTGGCCATACGGCCTACGTCGATTCCGATGACACTGCCAAGGCCATCCTCCGTGCTCTCGGCCTGCCCGAGGATCATGTCGAGGATCGCCTGCTGTTTGCGTCCTCAGGGCGCATCGGCCTGTGAGCCTCGAAGTATCCCACGAAGCTCTGGAGTTCGACACCGGACTCTGGCTCGGGGAACGACGTGCCTACATCAGGTGTCGCACCATCGGTCACTCCTGGTTCGACTACGACTCCAACTGGACACCGCAGTTCGGCACGCCCCTGACCCTGCGCTGCGAGCGCTGCGGTACGGAGCGCCGTGACACGGTGAACACCTGGGGCGACCTGCTTGCTCGGCACTACACCAAACCGGAGAACTACGACCGCAAGAAGGGCGAGCAGGCTCTGACCCGCTCCGACTTCCGTGTCCTCTTGATGTCCCTCCGTGCCAAGGAAGCGAAGCCTGGCGGCAAGAGGAAGGTCGCAGGATGACGATGAATGAGACCATCGTCACCGACACCCTCCCGTTGAGTGACTTACCACCGGGCGAGGATGAGCCGAACGACGGCAAGGCCCCTTGCTCGGAGTGCGGCGAGCGCTACTTCCCTGGCCCCGGCATGGCTCGGCATCTCAAGGCCACCCACGGTCTCGACTACGGCGCCAGCGCTCAGCGAATCAAGTGCACTCTGTGCGACAGGAGCCTCAGCCCGTCCAGCGTCAACAAGCACATGCGGGTGGTGCACAACCAGTACCAGCGGACTGGCAGGCGTGGTCGCCCACCGGGCAGCAAGAACCGGATGGAAGTTGCGACGGCCTCACCAAAGCCCCGTATCACACGTTCGGTGCTCACTGCCGAAGAGATCACTCGTGCAGCGGCCCTGTCCCTTTGGCCGAGCAGCATCCCTCATGACAAGGTGGGTGCCCTGCTGGAGTGGCATCGCCACACCGCCGAGTTCCTGGAGAGTGTGATCAATGGCGGCTGATCTTGGTGACCCCCTCGCTGGGTTCTCCGACCTGGACTACCCCGGCCGCAAGAAGCCGGTGAACCGGGACGGAACTTCCAAGACCAAGGGACAGGAAGCGTCTGATACCAACGATTGGGACGCCAAACCTGCGTATTACCTGGTGGACGGTGAGAAGCGGGAGTTCTTCACCATCTCTCACCTGGCCAAGGCCCTCGACTACAGCGTGCAGTCGATACGTGCCTGGGAGGCGCAGGGCCTGCTTGCACGCACTCCCTATCGATCGCCACGGACCAAGGCCCCCGTCGCAGGGGGGCGCTCCAACAAGGGCAAGCGTCTCTGGACACGTGAGCAGGTGGAAGGTATCGTCCGCATCGCCAAGGAGCATCGGGTGATCTTCCCTGACCGTCACGGTGAGAAGCACCCCCCGACGCCAGCCTTTGCACGTGAGGTCGGCTTACTGTTTGCAGGTCTCACAACTCAGTAACACACTGCACACTGCACACTGCGAGGTAACATAATGGCCGCTCCATCGAAGCGCCCTGTCCGACGCATCCCTCGGGATGACTCCGATGACGATGGGGAGGTGCCCGCCCGTCGCAGCGTCGAGGATGACCCCGGTGTGAAGAAGGCCCGCCAGCGTCTGCGTGATGCCGCCCCCGCCGAAGACGACGACGGTGATGAGCCTCCCACCCCGAAGAAGACGGGAGCCAAGGCTCCGTCCTCCGGTGCCGACCAGATCCGTGGCGGCTGGACCGATGCCCAGCGGCAGATGGACTCCACGTCCAGCTTCGCCCAGTCGTTGAAGCTGGAAGAGAAGGCTGTCGTCATCAAGTTCCTGGAAGACACCAGCTACGCCAACTTCCGGCGCCACTGGGTGGACCGCACCACCAAGGACGGCAAGACGACGAGGGCCTACACCTGCCTCCAGACCGTGGGCAAGAACTGCCCGCTCTGCGAGATCGGTGACCGTGCCCAGGCGGTGGCGGCCTTCAACGTGGCCCTCATCGGTGACGACGGCCAGGTCCTGATCAAGTCCTGGGACGTTGGTCCTCGGCTCTACAACGTGTTGAAGGGGTACGCCAACGACCCCAAGATCGGGCCGCTCTCCAGGGGTTACTTCCTGGTCAGCAAGACCGGCAAGAAGGGCACGGTGCAGCACAACGTGTCCTCGGTCAGCCGCACGGCGCTGCGTGACGACTACGACATCGAGCCGCCCGAGCAGTACGAGTTGGATGCCCTGACCAAGTACACCCCGGAGATCGTGGAGATCCCGCTGCCGAAGGACATCCGGGAGTTGGCCGAGGAACTGGCCGCCGAGTACGACGACTAGAACGTGAGCGTGCACCGCTCGCCTCACGTCATCCTCGATCCCAAGGAGTTGAAGGAGGCTGTCGCTCACTTGGAGCGACAGCCTGAGTTCGTCATCGACGTGGAGACCACATCGCTCCGGGTCAGGGAGAATGCCGTCACCTGGATCGGACTCGGGGCGAGCGGCACACCGTTCCTCATCCCCATCGGCCACCCTCACGGTGTGACCATTACGCCAGAGCGCAAGGTGCAGAAGGAGGCCTGCCAACGCTGGCCGCACCCTGACCCCCGAGGCCAGACCAAGCTGGGCAAGCCGTCGCACCGGATGACGGAGTACATCGAACCGGCCGTGTATGCACCGCCGCCAAGACAGATGTACCCCGACCAGGCGTGCGAGATCATCCGGCCGCTGCTCTACGGAGGCCAGGCCAAGATCGGGCACAACCTCAAGTTCGACCTGATGTCGATGGCCAAGTACTACGACGATGAGATACCGCCCGGTCCGTACCACGACACGCTCATCCTCACCCACTGCCTGGACGAGGATCTCCAGAGCTACGGCATCAAAGACTTGACCGGCGACTGGTTCGAGATCCCGTACAAGCAGCGGCCAGCGTGGTACCCCAACATGGGCAAGGCAGGCATCGAGAAGTTCGGCCTCGATCAGGTCGCCCGATACCTGGCTAAGGACGTGAGATACTGCTGGCTCCGCTTTCGCAAGCTGTTCTCCAAGCTCCGGCAGGACGGCGTGCTCGACACCTACGACTTCGAGATGTCGGTGTACCCCTCGATCATGGCCATGGAGTACGCCGGGTTCCCGGTGGACCTGACCCAGATCGACAGCGTGCGTGCCGACCTGGAGCGAGACATCCATGTGGCCGAGCAGCAGGCGTGGAAGCTGGCCGATGGTCGCTTCAACCTCAGCCAGCCCGAAGCCAAGCGCTGGGTGCTGTTCGGTGAGAACGGCTGGGTCTTGAACAAGAAGACCGGCGAGCGTGAGGGGCGGCCGATGTTCAGCCTCTCTCAACGCAAGCCACTCAAGCCTCAGAACCTGGAGCCGATCAGCCGCACCGAGAAGACCGGTGTCGCCCAGGTAACACAAGAGGTGCTGGAGGTCTACGTCGAGAAGGGCAACCCGATGGCGGTGGTTCTGCTGGAGTGGTCCAGCCTGGAGAAGTTGCGGGGCACCTTCATCGGGATGCCTGACCATGAGATCACGAAGAGGGTCAAGGTCAAGGACGAGAACGACGACTGGGTGTGGGTGGACCAGGTAGAGCCGGTGGCCTCCTCTGGCATCTACAGCCGCATGGTCACCGGCCTCGGCCCGCTGCCCACGGTGCACTCCAGCTTCAAGCAGCACGGTACGAAGACGGGGCGCCTGTCGGCCGAGCAGCCCAACCTCCAGCAGCTACCCCGAGGCTCCACCATCCGCAAGCTGTTCGTGGCCCCGCCCGGCTCGGTACTGATCGTGGCCGACTATGACCAGATCGAGTTGCGTTGCTTGGCCTACGAGGCCCAGGAGCCAGCGATGATCGAGATCTTCCGCCAGCACCGTGACATTCACGCCGAGGCGACGGCGGTGGCGATGCAGATCCTTCTGGAACAGGTCACCTCCGACATGCGCCAGGTCGGCAAGACTCTCAACTTCGCCACTGGCTACGGTGCAGGACCCGAGCGCATCGCCTTCGTGGCTGGCGTGAGCGTGCGTCGAGGCCAGCAGTTCCTCGACCGCTACTACGACGAGTTCAGAGCGCTGGAACCGTGGAAGCGCAAGCTGTTGAAGGAGGCGAGGTACTCCGGCGACAAGCGTGCGCCAGGCGTTCACCCTCCCTACGTCCTGATACCCCCGTTCGGACGCAAGCGCCGCCTTCCCCTGCTCTACCATGACAAGTACGGACTCGTGCGCCGAGCCGAGCGTCAGGCGGTCAACGCCAGGATTCAAGGGTTCGCCTCCTCCATCACCAAGCTGGCGATGCGGGACCTGCTCGAAGAGCTACGGCCATACCCCGCCAACATGTTGGCTCAGGTGCACGACGAGATCGTGGTCCGAGTGGACGAGGACGCTGCCGAAGAGGTCAAGCCGCTGGTTGAGCGGGTGATGAGTGGGGTATGTGAGCCATTCAATGGGACACCCATCCTCGGAGACATACCTCTCCTCGTCTCGGCATCGTCGGGTCACAGTTGGGCGGAAGCAAAGGGTAAGTGATGGGTGCGCAGTATCACATGCTGTGTTACCATCAGTTCACATGGGTGCCGCACTCTGCGACCGACCGATGACTCACGTGGCTGATCTCGCTGACGACTACGCCGAGACCCTCGTCCACGAGCTTGGTCTCCCGGACTCCCTCACCTCTGCGCTCTCCGGTACGCTGCTGTCCTTCCTGTTGGACGCCGTACGGATGGTGCAAGCTCATGAGTGACACGGGTTGGTATCAACGCAAGCTGGCTGCTGTTCGAGGGCATACCCAAGTACCAGCCTTTCGTGGCACACCTGCACCTCAGGCGCCAGCAGGTGCAGCTTTCTCGCCCCAGTTCGTGCCGGTCCCGCAGTACGGCGGCGGCCAGCAGGTCGGTCAGCAGACCGAGAAGGTCACGATCGAGAACATCTACCAGCAGGCGGCCAACTGGCGCCAAGGTCCGGGAGCCAAGTCCAACCCCGACCCCTGCCCGCAGTGCGGGAGCAACCAGTACTTCGCCAACCTCCAGGTCTCGAAGCGTGGGCCGCAGCCTGCTGGTCACTGCTACAACTGCGGCTTCAACGACGGCATGTTCACCCAGGGCATGGCTTCCTCCTGGGGAGCCTGATGTAGGCTCGTCTCTCCTCTGGGAGGCTGCCGTGCCAGAAGTCATCGATGCCCTGATCAAGTCGATCAACGCCAAGGCCAAGGCCCAGGTCCTGGTCCGTGGCTCGGATCTGCGCAACATCACCTACCAGAGAGCGACGACCGGCGCCCTGGCGCTGGATCTGATGCTCGGTGGTGGCTGGCCGCTGAACTGTTGGAACGAGATCATCGGCATGGAGTCGAGTGGCAAGTCGGCCCTCGTCATGAAGACCATCGCCGCCAACCAGGCCACCAACCCCGACTATCACACGCTGTGGGTGGCCTCCGAAGACTTCTTCCCCGACTGGGCCGAGGCGTTGGGCATGGACGTGGACCGCTGCACCTTCGTGATGACCAACGTGATGGAGGATGCCTACGACGCCGTGCTCGCCGTGATGGATGAGCGGGCCGTCGATGCCGTGGTGATCGACTCCTTCCCGGCGCTGATCCCCTCCGACGAGGACGACAAGAGCATGATGGAGTTCACGGTCGGTCGTGGTGCCCTGCTGACCAACAAGTTCATGCGCAAGTCGAGCGCCGCCCAGCGCCGCAGCCTGGTCGAGTACGACCGTCCGGTCCTCGGTCTGTTCGTCAACCAGTGGCGGGATCGCATCGGTGTCATCGGCCACGCTGACCCCCGTATCACACCTGGAGGCAAGGGTAAGAACTACTCCTTCCTCACCCGAGTGGAGGTGGCACGGGAGGAGTGGATCAACAGCGGGGCCAAGCTCAAGGTCGGCCAGAACATCAAGTGCCAGACGATCAAGAACAAGACGGCACCACCTCGGCGCATCGCCAACGTGGACTTCTACTTCGATGACCACAAGGAGTTCACGGCGGGCAGCTACGACTTGGTGAAGCAGATCTCGACGGTGGCCCTGGCCTGTGGTGTGGTCGAGCAGCGTGGTGCCTGGTACTACTTCGCAGGGCGCCGTTGGAACGGTGTGGCCAAGGTCATGGACGCCATCGATGCCGACCCCGAGTTGGCGGCGGCGGTCGATGGTCATGTGCGCCACGTTCTGCTCCACGAACCTTTGCCCGAGGACCCCAAGCCGAAGCGCCGTGTGGCCAGGACCAAGTGAAGCCATGGGAGCAGCAGGAACGCCGGGTCGCCAAGCTGAGGGGCGGTAGGCGTCAGCCTGGCTCAGGTTCCGGTTGGCTCCATCAGAACGACGTGAAGGACGACGAGTACCTGTGGGAGATGAAGGGCACCGAGGGCCGCAAGAGCATCATCGTCAAGCTGGAGGACTGGGAGAAGGTCCGCACCAACGCCATCACCAGCGGCCGAAAGCCTGCTATGCACCTCCAGATCGGCAAGCGTCGCCTCGTCGTGCTCGATGAGGGAGACGAGCGGCTCCAGTGAGCGCCCGAGAGTTCAAGGACAGCGCCCTCAAGCGGCTCAAGGATTCATACAAGGGTTCCAGCGGTATCTTACTGCCCAAGATCGAGCGCCACGTCATGCGCTCGATCGTGGACGACCCCGAGCGTTCGACCGACTACATGCACCCCAGCGACATGTCGCACAAGGACTGGTGCGGACGCCACGACTTCTACCGCATCACCGGCACCGCCCCGGAGAAGGCGTCGAAGGCCAACCCCAGCTTCCGCATGCAGAACGTGTTCGCAGAGGGCCACACCATCCACGCCAAGTACCAGACCTGGCTCTGGGAGATGGGTGTGCTCGTCGGCATGTGGCGCTGCCGGGAGTGCAGCCACCAGTGGTTCGCCAAGTCACCGACCGAGTGCCAGTTCTGCAAGAGCGACCGCATCGGCTACAAGGAGTACCCCCTGCGCCGCAAGACGGTGCAGATCGAGGGCCATGCTGACGGTGCCATAGACGACGGCGATCTCCAGACCCTGATCGAGATCAAGTCCATCGGCATCAGGACCCTGGCCTTCGAGGCGCCCCGGCTCTACAACCAGTACCTCGACGGCAAGACGGCCGAGGAGATCTGGTTCGAGATCAACCGCCCCTTCCCCTCGCACATGCGCCAGGGCCAGTTGTACCTGTGGATGGCGTGGCCGGTGTACGAGCAGATCGTGTTCATCTACGAGTCGAAGTTCCACCAGCAGACCAAGGAGTTCGTGGTCGGCTACAACAAGAGCCTGATCGAGCCGGTGCTGGAGGTGGCACGTGAGGTGACCGAGGCCCTGCGCATCGGTACACCTCCTGGCCGACCGTTGTGGGCCGAGACCCCGGAGAGTACTGTCTGCCATTCGTGCACGTACCGGAGTACATGTTGGAGCTTGACCAGTGGGGCAGCAACGCAAGCGAGTGATCCCTCGGACGCCATCGTCCGAGTACGCCGGGCCAAACCCGGAGACCGAAAGCGTCGCCTTGGGTCAGCCCCCGGAGTTCGAGCTACCTGACCTCCCCCGTGACCTGACCGCCCTCAATGACCCGAGGTTGATGACGCTGTTCTCGGAGTTCGTGGCCTGGCAGAACTACGCCGCCACCAAGCTGGGCGAGTACGAGATCGAGGAGACGAGGGCCGAGGCTGCGCTGCGCTACGCCGAGGATCTGGTGATGATGGGGGCCGTGAAGGGTGAGATACAGCGCACACGACACACGCTCTCCCAAGACAAGCAGGTCGAGGACGCACGCAACCGTGCGATACAGGCCTATGCGTTGCGTAAGACAACCTCCGTGGTCTTCGCCAACTGCGAGCGAGTCGTCAACCTGATTAGTCGGGAGCTATCCCGGCGTATCTCAACATCACCTACCGAACGAAGGAACCAGAGATGGAACCCATGACCCCAGAAGATCCGATGGACACCCGGTACATCGTGTTCAAACGCTCTGACTTCTACCAGTTTCTGGGCTACGTGCTCAGCGAGGCATCACTGGCGGGCGCTCAGTACGTGTTGCCCTCGGCGCTGGACGAGGTGGAGAAGGTCTATCTCCGTGACGCCGTTGTGATACGACGCCAGGACTACCTCGCTGCTCCTGCCCTCGCCACGTACGCCTCGGTCATCGGCCTGGCTACGCATCTCACCACCGGAGAGGTCAAGGATCGTCTGCTGGCGGTGGCCGACTACTTCCAGCAGCAGTCGGAGTTGGCCGCCGAGGAGGGCTGGAAACTTCCTGATTGAGTACACCGTGTGTTCAGGCTGCTGCGTCGTCGGGTGCTGCGTGTCTTCGCCATCATCGAACGACCTGCGGCGTGGGGTCTGCTCATTGGCGGCCTCATCACCTTCATCAGCGTGGTCACTGGGCTGATCGTGGTCGGTGAAGCCAAGCTCGCCACGCTGCTGGTGGCGGCCGACCTGATCGTCGGTGGCTTCTCGGCAGTGCAAGAGACAGAGGGGACAGAGGAATGAGCACCTTGAACGACACCACTGACGCCAGGATCTGGGCCGAGGAGTTCTGTCGCATCTTCAACAACCTGCTGGTGTGGGGTGACGGTCCCGACGATGGCAGGCCGATCGTCAACGAGGGCACGATGATCTCCTGGTTCGCCAACGCCATCGAGACCGGCCGCAACGCTGGCCGCAAGGAGACGTGCCCCCACGACGACGTGTTCACCATCGCTGACGACCTGTCGTCCTGTCGCAAGTGTGGCGAGGTCTTCGTGGAACCCAGTGGCTAACAGCGCCAAGTCTCTCGGCACCATGCTGGAGACGGCAATCAAGAACTGGCTCCGGGAGCACGGTTGGCCGTTCGCCCACCGCCGTACCCAGCAGGGCGGCGCCGACGAGGGTGACCTCTGTCTGTCCGAGCGCATCCCCTTCACCATCGAGGCCAAGAACTCCCGCAAGACCACCGACCGAGCCGCCATCGGCACGTGGTTGAAGGAGCTTGAGGCCGAGGTCACCAACGTCGGAGACGAGGCGGGCGCAGTTATCCACAAGCGCAGGGGCACGACCGACGTGGGCGAGTCCATCGTCATCATGCCGCTCAAGTACCTGAACGTGCTTCTGACCAGGGCTTATGGATCGAGCGAGGTAACCTCCCAGTTATCTCCGAAGCGCAAGAGGGTCATACCCCGGTCAGACCCACCCTGATATGGTCCTATGGCGATATCAGTCGCTTAGGGAGCACATCACGTGGGAGCAACGGCAGCAGACGCCACCGAGGTCATGCGGGTGTCGGCTACGACTCCCCCTCAAGCGGTCGCATCGTCCATCAACAAGGCGATCTTCGAGCAGAACCAGATGCCAGTCGTCCGAGCGATCGGAGCCGGTGCGATCTGTCAGGCGTGCAAGGGCATCGCCATCGCCCGTGGTCTCGTCGCCACACGTGGCCGTGACCTCGCCACCACCATCGGCTTCGACACCATCACTGGCGACAGCGGCAACGAGATCAGCGCTCAGACCTTCCACCTCTTCCTGAGGTAGCTGGTGCTCTACCCCTCGATCTATCGAGCCAAGGCGGTCTCGGCCAGCACGACGGCGCTGACCGTGCTCGTGCCGCAGGTCTTCGGGGATGTGCCGATCAACGTCATCGACTTCATCGGCACACCAGACCGGGGTATGGGGTGGGTCTTCTTCCAGGCTGGCAAGGCCGACTTCCCGGTGTGGCTGGGTGAGGTCGGCGCTGCTGGCGGTGGAGGAGATACCGCCACGCATTCCTACGCCGCCAACGTCAGTGGCTCGGCGGTGTACGTCCTGACCCACAACCTCAACACACGTGACGTACAAGTCCAGGTGTATCGGGTGACGACGCCCTACGACACGGTGACGTGTGAGATCGAGCGCACCACGGTCAACACCGTGACCGTGCGCTTCGGCAGTGTTCCTGTTGGCACCTATCGAGTGGTGGTGATCAAGTGAGCATCAAGGTGATGAGCACTCTGCGGCTCTTGGCTGATCCCGTCAACCCGATGGAGGCGGCCACCAAGCAGTACGTGGACAATCAACCCCCTGGTCCGACCGGTCCGCAGGGTCCACCAGGTGCGACGGGAGCGACAGGTCCAGCCGGGCCAACAGGACCGAAGGGTGATACCGGGGTACCGGGTGCAGATTCGACGGTGCCGGGGCCAGCGGGAGCGACTGGTGCGACCGGTAGCACCGGCCCCGCTGGGCCAACCGGCCCCGCAGGTGCTGACTCGACGGTGCCTGGTCCTCAAGGACCTACTGGCGCCACCGGGCCTGGTCTGCCTGTTGGTGGCTCCATAGGGCAGTTCCCGATGAAGTCGTCGGACACCGACTTCGCCACCGCTTGGCACACCATCACGCCAGCCGACATCGGAGCGGCCACCATCGCTGCTCTGGCTATCACCGACGCCACCGCCAACGCAGCGTTGCCGAAGGCTGGCGGCGTCATGACCGGCGCTGTGGTGATCGATGACGACACCGCCAGCGTCACCTCGAAGGCCGGTCAGAAGCTGCGCATCGATGCCAGTGCTGACTCGGTGCGGCTGATGATCGCAGGTAGCACGAAGCTGTACATCGGCAGCACTGTGATCAATGCCAACCTCCCGCTCACCCTGCCTGCTGACCCCACCAACTCGAACGAGGCGGCGAACAAGCAGTACGTAGATGCACGTACACCGGTCACCGATGGTGACAAGGGCGACATTGTGGTCAGCGGCAGTGGTGCCACGTGGATGCTCGACTCGGGTGTTGTCACAACGGCGGCCAAGACCGTGTTGGATGACACAACGGTGGCGGCCATGCTCACCACCCTTGGTGGCCAGCCTCTCGACTCCGACCTAACGGCGATCGCTGCTCTGGCTCCCGCCAACGACACCGTGATCCAGCGCAAGGCTGGAGCGTGGGTCGCCAGCACACCGGCCACGGTGAAGACCGACCTCGCCTTGGCCAAGGGTGATGTCGGACTTGGGAATGTTGACAACACCAGTGATGCCAACAAGCCGGTGTCCACCGCTCAGGCAGCGGCCGATGCTCTGGCTGTGCTCAAGGCTGGCGATTCCATGAGCGGCGTGCTGCGAGTCAGTGCCGCCATCGAGCAGATCCAGCTTGCTCGCACCGATGGGTCCAACGCTCCCGACATCGGGTTCTACGATTCCACCTTCGCTACTCGCTACGGCTACGTGCAGGGCGGCCCGTCGTGGCTCCGTATGTCTGGTGGCACTGGTATCCCGTTGCAGTTCCTCACTGCTGGGTCGGTTCGCTACACGATCCGCACCGATGCAGTGAACGAGTTCGCCACCCGTGTGCACGCCGATGGCAACATTCGCATGCCCAACGGCCCGGTGGTCTGGGGAGCATCGGCGGCCTACTTCGGGTTGTACTCAGCGGCTACCGACGCCGACACCATCGGCACCCGCCAGGCGTACATGGGTATGAACACTGGCAACTTCTGGATCAACAACGAGATCGCCGGGGACATGCACATCCGTACGCCTGGCGTCATCGTGTATTACACCGGGGGCGCCGAGACGACCCGCCTCGAAGGTGCCAGCCAGGCGTGGGGTCGTACCACCGCCAACTACAACACCCAGGCTGGCTTCGACATTCGTAACGACGGTCGCTACATCTCGACCACCGACACCGCCAATGCCTATTGCTGGGGTGTCCACATCAGCGCCGCCGACGCTGCTTCGGTGCCGTTCCACACGTTCCGCCGTGGCTCAGGTACGCCGACTCAGATCGGTTCGATCACCCAAGTCGCCACGACCGGCGTGAACTTCAACCAGACCAGCCATGGTCCGTGGAAGGGCAACGTCACCGACATCGATGACGACGAGGCCTTGGAACGTCTGATGCTGTGGCGTCCGGTCGCCTTCCAGTGGAAGTTTGATGAGCACGGCAACCAGTCCGAGGAGGGCACCCCGAGTGGCCCGATCGAGCACGGCTTCATCGCCCAGGAGATGGCTGCTGTCAACCCGAACGCCGTCACCATGGGCCACGGTGTCCAGTCCGACATGGTGCCATGGCAGCAGCGCAAGGATGCGGCCGAGGCGGCGGGCGAAGAGTTCACCGAGCCAGAGCCGTTCTCCCCGGCAGGTGGTGACTGGTCGAAGCTGGTGCCGGATCTCTCAGCATCGATGCAAGCCCTGGTCCGTCGAGTTCGCAAGTTGGAGGAGGCCGCCTGATGGCTCCATCGTTCACTCAGTGGCAGCAGAACCAGTACCCCGGCTCTGAGCCACCGTTCAACCCCGCCCAGACCTACGGGCCGCAGCCCCAGGGTCACGACTACCTCGACACGCTGCGCATGTCGTGGCGCTCGACGCCCGAGGCCACGTACCCCGATGGATACCTGGGTACCATCAACTCACGGCGTCAGGACCGTCTCCTCGATGGCTTGAAGGCCCGAGCGAACAACCGTCCGTACACCCGTGGTGTCCATAAGGGTGAGCGGATCGAGCCGAGGGACTACTATTGGCCCCCGGAGTTCAACCTTTGGTCTGGACTCGAAGCTGAGGCAGCCGGTGTGAGATTCGTCTCTCCCGGCATCGGAGAATCCCTGCCGGACGACAGGCTCCCGACCGATGGTCGTGTGGGCATGCGCTCGGTTCCTGTTGGCGCCCGATACCTCGATGGTGGTGGACCAGCCGCTGCTCCCTCTGCTGAGCGACGCTCGGCTCTGGCAGCACAGGCGCCACCCTGGAGCATGGGTCGTGCAAACCCCGGTATGACAGTGCCTTACCCAGGGAGGTAGGAACCATGGCCTTCGCATTCTTGGCTGGAGCCGGTGAAGCGATCGCTGCCACGGGAGAAGGGGCTGCTGTCGCAGCCGGGGAAGGTGCCGCTCTCGAAGGCGCCACCGCTGCTGCCCCGATGGAATCCCTCGGTGGCTCGTACGCACCCAAGTCCACCCGGTCAGCGCACTCCGATGGGCCACCTCAGAAGAAGCGCAGCCTGGCGGGCACCCTCCTCAACGGCATCACCAGCATGGTCATGCCGAGCACCGACACCCTCGCACAAGTAGACGAACTGAGGCACTGATGAGTGACGATCCCACCACCGACGACGAAGTTGATGACGACTTCATCTCCGACCCGCTCGACCCCGAGGCCGACGACGACGACGATGAGGACGACGACTGATGGCTGAGGTCAAGTACCCCTACGGCTACGCCAGCCCACCGAGCATGCTCACGCTCGATCAGATGCGAGCCAAGACCCCGGTGGCTCTGCTCCACAGTGAGTACTGGAAGCGCTTCTCCGGGCTGATGGTTGCTGGTGGTGGCAAGCTCGGCATCGGCGGCGCCGGGCGCACCACGGCTCAGCAGGAGCGTGTGTTCCTGGAGCGTCACCACGTCGTGTCGAGCGGTGGCTGCTGCCAGTACAACGGCAAGCGCTACGCCCTCAACAAGGGCATGGCTCACGCCGCCCCGCCTGGGCGCTCGTTCCACGAGACGGTCGTGCAGGGTTCTTCCGCCGCCGTCGATGCCATCGGTGACCTCAAGTGGGCGGCGCTCAACTGCGAGCGCTATGGCCTGGAGCAGGCCACCTGGGGTGGCGAGATCTGGCACTTCCAGTTCACCGAGTTCCCGCACAGCGTGGCGCAGTGGCAGAAGGCCGGGTCGCCCGGCCCGCAGAACTGGAAGATCCCCGGTGCGCCGCCGACGCAGCCTCATCCCCCTGAGCAGCCCAACACCTACACCGTCGTGTCGGGTGATTCCTGGCACAGCATCGCCGCCAAGTCGAAGTGCACGCCTTCGGCGCTCGTCGCCGCCAACCCTCCTTCCACGATGAACACGATGCTGCATCCCGGCGACGTGCTCAAGCTGCCGACTGGCTCCACCACGCCGCCGCCCGGACCCAAGCCCCCGACGACGGGCGCCGAGTGGGTGACCTACGGGACCAACGCCAAGACGCCGCCCGGCAACCCGCAGTTGATCAAGGGGGTCGTGCACCACAACGTGCAGGAGTTGCAGGCGATCCTCTGCTCGATGCCGACGCTGCCTGCCGATGGTGGCAAGCCGATCTACAACCCCGAGTGGGTGGACAAGGACAAGATCGGCAGCGGCAAGCCCACCGACAACCTGTTCGGTGACGCCAGCGACCCGGCCCTCAAGTACTGGCAGAGCAAGAACGGACTGACTTCCGATGGGCAGTTCGGCCCGCAGACCTCGGCCAAGATGACGACGGTCCGAGGCAAGTAGGTGCCTTGGCGACATCTGCCGAGCGAATCGCTTACACGGCTCGCCTCATCCTTCCCATCGGGCTGGGGCTGGTGGCGTTCGGCCTCGGCTTGTTCAATGGGGACCTAGGGACCATGGCATTCGGGGCAGGGCTGATCGGTGCCCCGAGTGTCATCAAGGCGGTGTCGTCGGCAGCGTCGTCTCCTGCACCAGAACCTGAGTCAGCACCATGAGTCGCTTCGATCGGTTCATGCTGGCCCTGTCGTATCTCCTTCTCATCACCCTGGCGGTGGGTGGTGGTTGGTGGGCGCAAGACCAGTTCGATGACGCCAAGGACGAACGGTGCTCGCTGGCCAAAGCCGAGTTGCTACTCATGGGCGTCCAGGCCATCGCCTTGAAGGCTGTCTCACCTGAGCAGTTCAAGGACGACATCGGCAACGCCATCCAGGTTGCTGTGGCCGAGGTCGAGGATGTCTGTGACGTAACGATCAGCGATCCGACGATCCAGGCGGCCATCGATGATGCGGACGTGACGGAGACGACATGATGGTCAGCGGCAGGGGATCGACCAAGTGGGTCTGGCGCAACCCGGCTCAATCGGGGGCGTGGATCACACGTGTGGCGGCCCTGCTGCTGGCGTTGCCCTGTCTCGCCAACATGCTGCTGATCAGGGTGGCGTTCGACAAGGGCTACTTCCAGTGGACCATCTCAGCGATGGCCCTGATCGCCGCCACCCTGCTGTTCCTTCGGGCGTTCTACGGCCGTCAGACCTTCCTCGCCGGGTACGGAGCGCTCATAGCGGCAGGAATGTGGGCGGCCAACACCATGGAGATCGCTCTAGCGGAGGGCGTGCGTACCGAGGGCAAACTTCGCAACGGTGGGTTCTACGCTGGCTATGCCTTCCTCTCTGGCCTGTTCTACCTGGCTGAGCGGGTCGGGTATCACACTGACCCCGCTCCGGTGACGAAGGCGGTGGAGATCGTGGACTACGTGGTGGATCAGGTTGGAACCCCTGATCAGGTGGTCAGCGTGGTGCACGGCATCGATGCCCAGATGGTTGCCGATGCCGTGGTCGAAGAGAGCGACATACTGATCAGCAACGAGAACGGAAACGGAGGTCACCAGAATGGACGTGGGTAGTTTCGTCGCTCTGGCCTTCGGTGGCCTGGTCATGTTGTCGTTGCGGCTGGGGAACATCCTGCTCAAGTGGACGGCCCGCAAGCTCGGTGTCGAGGAGTCCAAGGAGCAGAGCGGGGTTGACGAGGCCCTCTCAGTGGCTACCTCTCTCCATCCCAATCATTAGATACGGAGGTATCACAATGACAATCATGCTGGCCGAGATCATGAGCAGCCCGGACTTTGCCGAGATCATGTTCCTGGTGGCGTTCATCCTGTTCACCATCGAGGTGGTGCGCCTGGCCTTCGTCAGGGGACCCGCCTGGGACTTCCACTGGATTCTGGTCGTCGCTGGCCTGGCCTGCGTCGCCCTCGGGCTTCTGGCCCTACCCACGGGTGGAAGTGCCTAGCGACGGGGTACCAGTGATACCGTCGAATGACAACCTCAAGGAGATACACCATGGCCGATGAAGTCGATACCACCGAGACCGAAGGTCCGAAGCAGACGATCAAGCGCCTGCCTCCCGACCGTGATGTCGGACCGTTCTTCCCGTCCGGGATGAGCGCCCCCGAGGCGGCCATGGCCGGGGCCACCGCCAACCTCACCGATGAGGAGAAGGAGAAGGTGGACCAGATGTCCACCGAGTACGGCGTCGGTGAGGCTGCCCCCGAGTGACCGACACCGCCGAACCCACGCCTCCGACCGATCCCGGTCCTCCGTACGGAGATGAAGAGGCGAACAGGTCCGATCCCGGCGTAGCCGAGGACGACGACTGATGGCGGCAAGCAAGGGTGAGGCGGCCTCGACGGAGGCCGCCCCCCCAGCCGAAGAAGAGGTCCCGACCAACATCGATACCCCTTCACGTCAAGTTGTGCGCTCCTTCGTTCCGCCGCAGCGTGACCCTGCTGACTTCACCAAGCCTGGCTTGGAACAGGGCTTCTACCCAGGGGACCCCAACCTCTACCAGGACCCGGAGAAGATGGAGCGCAGCTACTAGACCTCCAAGTCGAGGGCCTTGACCTCCAAGTCAGGCCCAAGTACCTCCCAGTGATGCCTGGGTGAGATAGCCTCCATACGTGGCTATCAGGGTCGATAGGGAGGTCTTCGACGCCATTGGCGCTGGATCTACCTCTGGCGGCCTTCGTGTCTATGAGGACGGCACCCGGAATGCCCCCTGGCAACCGGCACCGTTCGCATCGAGTACCGAGACCATCGTCTCGAACACTCTGCGCCTGATGGCTGTTCCGGCTGATGCGATCCGTCAGATCACACCGCCGCCCCCCGCTGGAGGCCTCTTCCCTCCCCAGTTCGGCTACGACACCACTCCCCTGACGATCGAGGACGTGCTCAACACGGATCGGTGGGCGCCCAAGCGGCGCTCCTTCGTGGCACCCACGTCAACCGGTCCGCTCAGGTTGGAACGTGATGCCGAGTCGATGTGGGAGGGGTCGTTCCGAGGTGTCAACACGTCGAACCCCAACGCCGTTTGATACGGAGGTAACACAATGGCTGCCAATGAAACCGAGTCGATGAACGTGGCGTTCGCCCAGGGCACCGTCGATTCCACCTACATGGCGATCGCACCCGATCGCAAGAACGTGGAGAACCCGCCCGTCGATCGACTGACCTGGCCGACCTACGCCCAGGCTGAACGGCATATCGACCCGCCGTTCCTCGAAGCTCACCTGCGTCGTGTCGGGATGCCGGTCGAGCGCAAGGTGAGCGGCCGCATCGTCGCCAATCGGTGACGGTCATGGTCAAGGGACGAAACTTCACCTCCTTCCAGGAAGGTGCGGGCACAGCACCAGAGGCGCCGTCCTACTGCTGCGCAGACTGCGGCTACTCCTCAAGCAACCGTCGTCATTTCCGTAGTGCGGGAGAAGGCACCAAGACGTGCTCGACCGGCCACTACGAGGCCAAGGACGGCTCTGGCCCCAAGCGGGCACGGAACCCCTACGCCAGGGGCGGGTGATGCGCACCAACCGCAGCGATCCCAACCAGTTGAAGATGTTCATGACGCCCAAGGAGATCGTCAACAACTACCAGGTTCTCGACGGCGACCGTGAGGACGACTGGAGTGAATCGGCTCGGCCCGGATCGGTCACCGCTCGTCCTCGCACCACTGGTGGGCGCTCCAACCAGCGCTGGATGGGGGGCACCGCCACTCCGAGCTATCGGCGGAACTACCAGACCGAGACCGATGAGCAGGTGCTGAGCCGCAAGTCGATGGAGGCTCAGTTGGACCCCGATGAGTACGCCGAGCACCGTGGTGAATCCTTGGGCGAGTTCCATGCCTCCCGAGCGATGAACCGATCGAGCGCTCCGCAGGCGCCCGACACCGAGAGCACGTCTCGCTGGGACTCCTACGAGATGAAGCACGACAGCTACATGGGGCGCAAGGAGAGCGAGCACTACCAGGCTCAAGGCGTCAGGCGGAACATCTGGGACTCGGTGCGTCTAGAGGGCGTGCAGTCCCCGATCACCCTCTCCACCGAGTCGATCGGCTCCATGGGCAAGCAGCAGATCGCTGGTGGCCACCACCGTCTGGCTTCGGCCCTCGACACCCGCCCCAACGACTACGTACCCGTGGTGCACGCCAAGAGCATCGACTACGCCAAGCACGACCCTCACCAGAAGTACACGTAACCGGAGTATCACAATGCCTCGCCTGGCTGCTTGCCACCGTTGCGGAATCCTGCAACGACTTCCCGATGTCCACCCGAAGACGCCACTGGTCCCTGCACGCCTGGAGTGGTCCTCCGGGGAGTCCTACGTCTACAAGGACGACAAGGGCCTGGCCGTGATGGTGCCTGCCTATGACCCGGTGCTCGAAGACTTCATGCTCAAGCACGAGCACAACGCCCAGGAGTCCCAGGTGCTCGCTGGCGAGATCATCAACGTGTGGACCATCGACCAGAAGACCTGGGACTCGATGGACGTGGTGACCAAGATCAAGGGCGAGTTGCAGGACCAGACCAACCGTCACTACGAGGACCAGGACACATACCGTTCCGGCGCCGTCGCCTGCTACAACAACCACGGCAACCCCACCATGGAGAGCGGGTGCCCGGACTACCTCGATGACTCCAAGCGGATCGGTCCCGCTGAGTACAACGACGACGGCCACGTCATCACGATCCCGCCGCAGTTCCGCCAGTACCTCTGCTACCTCTGCCCCTACCAGCAGAGCGTGATCCAGGTGGAGCTTCGCCGTCGCCGGGGCCTGTATGACATCAACAAGACCTACGATCATCGGGCCAAGGCACGAAAGAAGGCTCGTCGGTGACTCTGGTCTTCACCAGCACGGAGCCGAAGCTCCACGGCCTCGTCGGCGCTCAGTTCGGTGACCTGGAGTTCGACGTTGGTAAGAGCGTGCGTTGGTCGATGTTCTTCCACGACGACACCTACATCGTGGACATCAACACCGGGGAGCAGCGCTACTGGGTCGTCAACTGGGCGCAGTCGTTCCCCACCGCCGAGCACATCGTCACCGGCCGCAACTTCTTCGTCACACCGGCCGAGTGGCGCCAGGAACAGTTCGCCGCTGGTGATCGTCAGTTCCACTATGGCGACGAGGACTGGGTGCTCATCGTGGATGCCCACGAAGGCCTCAGTGTGGACAACCGCTCGCTGCCCGATGACTACGTGGCGGCACCGTTCAAGAGCTTCATCTACCGGGAGGTGCAGCGGGCGCTGCTCGCCAGTTCCGAGATCGCCTACCTGCCGTTCTTCGTCTACCTCAAGTACTCAGATCTCCAGAACATCACCTACGCCACGCAGGCCGATGTCGGTGGTCAGGCACTCGGGATACCTCCCGTGCAGCAGGCGATCAGCGTGCCCTGGTATCTCCCTTACCAGGCTTTGCCCCGTCTGATCAAGGTATCGGCGCTTCGTGATCCGTCGTTCGACTGGGCTTCGCTCGACCAGCCTGTCGATGCCCCCGACCCCAACGTCAAGCTCCAGATCATCAGCTACGGCTACGCCCATTGGAACATTCAGGACATTCCACCCGGCCAGACGAGGGTGCCAGCGTTGGAAGAATCCAACGACGACGGCTACCGCATGCGCAACCTGATCTCCAGGGTCCGACCGGCTCCCAGCGTGCCCTTTGGAACACCTTGGCAGAGCCAGTCCACCGACCCGGCGTCGTTGCCTGGCCCCTGGTGTGTTGACACAACGTCTAGCTCGGACCCCACTCTGGCCTCCACGGTCGAGGAGTCCGGTCACACTTTGGCCCATGCCGATACCTCGGGTATCAGGGTGCCGCTGTATGACACTGTGATGCGCCTCAACCTGCGGGACGGCCTGTGGTACGAGCATGGTGTCAGCGGCAACGTTCCCCTGGTATGGGACGCTCAGAACCAGGTATGGGCGCCTTCGTTCAATCCCGACGAGTGGCCTGACAAGGGCACCTACTCAGGGCGGCTGACTCTGCCGCTGCCATCGAGGCTGGCCCTGCGTCTCGACGGCACTCCGGGCACCTACATCTCGACCGACGACGCCAACTACTTCGACAACCCGGACGCCTTCACCATCGTGGTTGTGGCGTCGTTCGACTTCTGGCATCCGACCGAGCGCAAGTACATCGTCTCCAAGTGGGCGCCGCCTGACCAGTGCTCGTTCTTCTGGGCCTTGGAACCAGGTGGCGGCATGGTCCTCGGTATCTCACAGGATGGCACGGACGGGTCGATAGTGGAGTTCCCGCTCAACCTGACGGACGGTCCTGCCTTCGACGTACCGGACGGCACCACGATGGCGATGGCAGTGAGTTACACGACCACCATCGACAGCATCGACTTCGTGAACTACTGGCTCTGCCCGAGCTTCGACCTGATCACCTGGGAAGCGGTTGGAACAACCGTCACCCAGCCCAACCCCAGCAACTTGGACATCTTCGCCTCCACCACCGAGGTCGAGATAGGTGCCTATGCCCAGGCCACTGGCAACCTGGCCGGGTACTACCGCTGGGTCAGCTTGCGCCAGGGAGTTGCGGACCGGGATCTCGCTCCCTACGTCGGCGGCACCGAGGTGGGCCTGATGCGGGGCGATGTCACATCGAACCCCTCATACGACCGTTACGGCAACCTGTGGGTCGCCCACGGCAATTTCAGCTACACCGACCTGCCGGTCACCGTCATCGAGAACCCGCCCGGCTCCGGCCTGTATGAGTTCAATCCTCCGCTCGTTGAGGACCCACCTGGCAGTGGGCTGTACCTGCTGCCGCTCGGCATGATCGAGGACCCGCCTGGCAGCGGCCTCTACACCTTCCCCGGAGGATTCTGACCATGGGTACTGTTCGTGTTCCCGGCGTAGACAGCGACTTGAAGCGGCTGCCCCAGGGTGTGATCGATGGCACCGGAGGTCAGAATGTCACCGACCTGGCTCTCGGCGTGCACACGCACCCTGGGCTGGTCGTCTCCTCCACGCTCGGTGATGGCCCGCAGTATCAGGCCGCTGCCGTCTACAGCGGGGCTGCCTTCGCCGCTCTGGCCACCAAGGACCCCAACACGTTCTACGTGGTGATGCCTCCAGGTGGCGGCCAGGCTGGCTCTCTGTACCTCGGTAACACACTGCTGGTGGGTGTCGCTCTGTCGGTTCCTTCGGCGCCGATCAACCTGTCGGTGCTGCCTGGTGACACCCAGGTGGCGGTCACGTGGGGCACGCCGTCGTCCAACGGTGGGCTGGCGATAACCGGGTATGTGGTCCAGCGCTCGACCAACGCCACGACCGGATTCAACGACATCGCCTCCGTGTCGGCGGCCACCCACACCGTCACCTCGACCAGCCTCACCAACGGCACGCCGTACTACTTCCGGGTGAAGGCCACCAACGCCATGGGCGACAGTCCCTGGAGCTTGGTCATCAGCGCCACCCCAGTGACGACCTCGGCCACCGTACTCGTCTCGTCCGACGAGTCAGCCGACGCTGGGTCTCCGGTGACGTTCACGGCCACCGTGACGAGTGGCGGCAGCCCGGTGACCACCGGCACTGTCACCTTCAAGCGTGGCGCCAACTCGATGGTCGCTGGTGTCCAGGTCAATGGCTCCGGTGTGGCCACCTACACCACGTCGTCCATCCCGGTCGGCACCTGGGACATCACCGCCGTCTACGACGGTGAGACGAACTTCCTCGGCAGCACCAGCAACGTCATCACCCAGGTGATGAACTTCGCTGGCGGTCCGGCCGCCACAACGGCCACCCTCGTCTCCGACGACTCGTCCTCGGCCATCGGCCAGCCGGTCACCTTCACCGTGACTGTCACCAGGACCGTAGATGGCCTGCCGGTGACCTCGGGCACCGTGCTGTTCAAGGATGGTGCCACCACCATCTCCACCACGCTCGCCGTCAACGCCACCACAGGTGTCGCCACCTACACCACATCCTCGCTGACCGAGGCCACCCACCCGATCACGGCTGTCTACAGCGGCGCCCCGTTCTACGAGAACTCGACCAGCAACGTCGTCAACCAGGTGGTCGCCGCCTCTGGTGGTAGCTCTCCGATCTCGCAGGTGCTGACCTCATCGAAGCCGACCGCACAGGTTGGTGCGATCATCACCTTCCGCACGACGGTCAAGAGCGGCACCGTCCCGGTGACGTTCGGCTCGATCGTCTTCAAGGACAACGGTGTGACACTCGGGCCTGGCGTGGCCCTCAACCTCTTCGGTGAGTCCACGTACACGACTGATGACCTGACGGTCGGCTCTCACACCATCACCGCCGAGTACAGCGGCTCGCCCACCTACGAAGACGACGTGACCTCGGTCTCCCAAACGGTGGTAACGACGCTTGCTGCACCGACGCCCTCGGCGTGGGTCGATGCGTTCAACTCCGGCTCTCTGACCACGATCACCAACTGGTACCACTACAACACGGGTGTCCTGGCCGAGGGCTTCGACCTGGCCGACCTTTGGAACCCGGCTGGTGGAAGCAGCATCGCTGACGTGACGGTCAACTCCGGTTGGCTCACTGCCAACGAGGGTCCCAACGTCGTTGACGACGGCGGCGGCCACTGGACGATCACCGGTCTCAAGACTTCCTGCATCCACATCGGTCTGCCCAACCTCACCTTCAACCACTGCTACATCTACCGGGCCGACTACGAGCACATTTGGGGTGGCGGTCTCGATGTGCTCAACGATGTGGACACCAACCACACGTCGCACGGCAACCTGGTCTTCAACTTCTGCACGATCACCACCGATGGTACGTCCAGCGATTCGTCGTTCGGTGACGCCATCACGTTCTCCCCGGTGTCGGCCCATGCCAACGACTTCGTGTGCAACAACTGTGAAGTGACGATGTGGCGGGCGGGCTTCCTGTCGTACTTCGGTGTCACCGCCAACTACTGCTGGGTCCACGACCTCAACCTGTTCGGCGCCGACCCGCACAACACGTCAGGCTCGATCCGTGGAGCGCAGTGCCGGTTCAACCGCAACCTGTTCTGTGACGGCACCTCGTCGGACGTGTCGCTCTACGCCGACACCAACCCGTACACCGACTTCTGGGTCACCGACAACGTGATGTGGGTGCTGCCCACGCACGCCTCCCAGGAGGTCAACTTCCCGTTGCGTGGCACCGGTTGGTCGCCGCTGCTGGCTGGCTACACCCGAGAGTTCACCGGTAACAAGATGGAGAAGGGTCTCGGCGGCGACAACCAGTACTGGTCCAAGATCAGTGGTAACACACTCATCACCGGGGAGCCGATCTTCGGTGGTGCCGACACCGTGCAGGTCCCTGGTCAGCCGACCAACCTCGCTGGTCCCAGCACCGGCCAGCAGTTCGGTGCCAGCCAGACGCTGACCAGCTACCACTACACGCCGTCACCGTCCTCGACGCTGCTCTGCATCCACACCATCGGTCGGGCTGGGACCACGCAGAACCCTAACGTTCTCATCAGCGACGAGTCGGGATCGCTGTGGTCGGTGGTGCCTG